GCCTAGAGTCTTACATGAGGTTCTAGGTCGCCTCTCAGGGCCTCTCAGGTCATGTTGCGTTTCGCCGTCTAGGCAATGGGATAGCGTGGGATTGCATGGGGGTAGGCTGGCGGTGGGTGGGTGATTCTTGTGTGTAGCGATTCGGTGTGTGTGCTGGCGATTCGCCTCTCTCTGTCAAGAAAAAACTTCTGTCAATAGAAATCTTTGTGTAAATCCAATGTTTTACGCTTGACGCCTAGGGTCCCCTGTGATTCTGGTGATTCGCGGGCAGGGTGGCGGTAACCACCTACTAATCCAAAAGAAAGAAAATACATTTGCACACTCTATGGTTGTACAATCGGGCGGCTTACTGACTCTGGTTACTACACCCCTCACCATGTTATCCCAAACGTCTTACGTTAGACGACACACAAGCAGGACTAGGAAATCTTAGGTTTTAGGCTGATCTATGTGTGGTAAAGTGTCGCACTACAAAAAAACTGTTTGCAGATTCGCAAAAAACATGTCTATATATAAGTAAGGGGTTAGAGAACATACTTATGTTATACTCTAAGACTGATCCGACAATGATCGACCATGACGGTCATCGAACTTACGTATAACTTAAGTATGTGTTTTAGGAGAAGTCTATGATAGAGGGGTTCCTCCAGACGTGGTGGCCTCAACTTACCGCTTTTGTATTTCTCATAGCTTGGCTGAACAGAGAGTCTACTAGGATGACTGTCAGGGTCGAACAGCTAGAGAAGAAAGTAGAAGCCCTTTACGTATTATGGAACAAGCAGATAGATCGTATGCTTGATAAGGCTGATAAGAAGTAGATTGTCGGAGTTATAAGATGTCTAATAGGATGCTACCTAAGAACCCTAACATTGCTAAGAGAGTGCGAGAAGGCATCAGGGGTGGTGTGTCTGTTAAGAACATCTTCTCCAGCATTCAGAACATGGTCAATGCTCCCGGTTCCCTTACTACCTTCTATAAGTTGTATGGTGAGGACATGAACGAGGTCAAGTTCGAGATTGATGCTAAAGTTGGTAGTACAGTCATTGAACAGGCTTTGTCGGGGGACTTTAAGTCTCAGGAGTTGTACCTAAGATCTCGTGCTGGTTGGTCGCCCTCAGCTCATGTACAAGAGCAGGAAGTGGGGACTGAAGAGGAAGAGAACGAGGGCGCTGTAGCTGCCCTTATGGGCCTCCTTGGAAAGGACAAGGATGAGGACTGATGGGATACTCTTTTACTGCTGAAGATTTGAGGCAGTTACCCGACAAAGAGGCCCAAGAGGTTCTATCGCAACTGAGCAGATCTCAACTAGAAGAGCTTCAGCATGATTGGGGATTCTGGGGTAGGTCTGCTCAGTTTGCACCTAAAGGTAACTGGAATGTGTGGTTCATTAATGCTGGTCGTGGTTTTGGTAAGACTAGGGCTGGTGTAGAGTGGGTCAGACAACAACTTAAGACAGGACAGAAGCGCATAGCCGCCGTAGCTAGTACCAACTCAGATATTGAGAGGGTCATGGTCAAGGGTGAGAGTGGCTTTTTGTCGGTCTGCTACAAGAACGACGTGACCAATCGAGGAGCTAAACTAGGCTTTCCTGAATGGTCACCTACCAAGAGGACTTTGTTCTGGGAAAACGGAGCTAAGGTAGAGTTCTACAGTGCAGAGGAACCAGAGCGTCTTCGTGGACCTCAGTTCAGTTCTGCTTGGTGTGACGAACTTGCCGCTTGGAACAAAGACATTGACACTTGGGATATGTTGCAGTTCTGCCTGCGTCTAGGCAAACACCCTAAGATCTGCGTCACTACGACACCCAAACCCACAAAACTTGTTCGTAAGATCCTAAAAGACCCTAAAACACACGTCACAACAGGGTCAACTTTTGACAATGCAGATAATTTGGCCGACACCTACCTAGAAGCCGTTAAGGCTCAGTACGAGGGTACTAGGCTAGGCCGTCAAGAACTTTATGCTGAGGTCATGGAAGAAAGTCAGGGCGCTCTGTGGAGTACCCAGATGCTTGAGGACTGTCAGATCGACAGGGACAAGGTTCCAGACCTAAGCAGGGTAGTGATTTCTCTGGACCCTGCCGTCACATCAAATGCTGAGTCTGATATGACTGGGATCGTTGTGGCAGGGGTAGACATCAACGGCAAAGCCTACATTTTAGGCGACTACACAGGCCGTATGTCTCCTCAAGCGTGGGCAGCAAAGGCTATAGAGCTATACCATTTCTATGAAGCAGACAGGGTCGTCGCTGAGGTAAACCAAGGCGGCGACCTTGTTAAACACACCATACACGGTGAAGACGAGACTGTTCCCCTGAAGATGGTTAGGGCCTCTAGGGGCAAGTTCGCCCGTGCAGAACCAGTCTCAGCTCTTTATGAACGAGGGTTAGTCCATCACGTCAGAAACCCCGCTGATGGGGCTAACCTTAACGAACTAGAGATACAGATGAGAACTTGGGAGCCTCTAGGTTCTATAGGATCTCCAGACCGTCTTGATGCTTGCGTGTGGGCGTTGACGGAACTTCTCCTCAACGGATATTCCAAACCCCAACTCAAACTTGTTTACAGCAGCATTAAAGGACTGAGGTAATGACTAAGCGCCTGTCAAAAACAGAATCCACTAAAATTCTCGGTGTGGCAGGACAAAATGTCCACAATGGTACAATCCGTGCTGACGAGTTCCTTCAGGAGCTTAAGGGTCGCGCGGCCATTCGTAAGTATCGTGAGATGCGGGACAATGATAGTACTATCGGTGCTGTCATGTACGCTGTCGAACAGATGCTCAGAGACGTGGACATCACCGTTAAGCCAGCAGACAAAAGCCCTGAGGCTCAGTCTGAGGTGGAGTTTGTTAAGAGCGTTCTGGATGACATGGATCATACGTTAGACGATCATGTCGCAGAGGCTCTTAGCTTCCTCTCCTATGGTTTTGCTTGGTTTGAGATCGTGTATAAACGCCGCGAAGGCGATAGCAACAATCCCAAGAAAAAATCAAAATACTCTGACGGAAGGATGGGCATCCGTAAGCTGGCTTGCCGTTCCCCTTGGACTATCGACAAGTTCGACGTAGACCAGAAGACTGGAGACATCCTAGGGATCTATCAGAGTGTCGGCTATACGAACGGCAAAAACTACATCCCCTCTAGGAAGTCCCTGTACTATCGTACTACCAGCATTAACGGAGATCCGTCTGGGCGCTCTATCCTTCGTAATGCCTACACTTCCTATCAGTACCTAAACAATTTTCAGTCTATCGAGGCTGTAGCAATCGAACGAGAGCTTGCAGGTATCCCTGTTGCTCGCATTCCTGCTGAATATCTTTCTCCCGATGCAACGGAAGGTCAGGTCAGTTTCCGCAATGAACTACAAAACATTCTCAGAGACGTCAAGTTTAACGATCAAGGCTATATTATACTTCCTAGCGACACATATCCAGATAAGGATGGTTCGCCTACCAGTGAACGGCTTGTTGATGTGGAGCTTATGGCTTCTAGCGGCACTCGTAACATTAGCATTGACCCTATCATACGCCGGTATCAGCACGACATTGCTAGGAGTGTACTCTCGGAGTTCCTGATGCTTGGCGGTGGCTCTAACGGCTCCTACGCCCTCTCTAAGAGCAAGACGGACCTTTTTCTCCGCGCCTTGGAGAGTTACATCACTCAGGTCGTAGACACCCTCAACAAGCACCTTGTAGAGCCTCTGTACGAGCTTAACGGTCTGGACATGAAGACCATGCCTAAGCTGGTTGCTGGTGATGTCGCACCCCACGATCTCCGTGAACTCAGTTCCTACCTACGCAACCTCAACGGTGCGGATATTAACCTCTCGGATCAGCCAGATATTGTAGATGCTCTGTTGCACAACGCAGAGCTTCCTGACTTGGACCGGGAGATCTACCTAGGAACAGACGCCAGTCAAGAGGCAGAGCAGTGACAACTTGGACAAGACACCTGTACGAGCATGATCACTTAGCTATCTCAAAGGGCGAGAGTAACGACTACAGCACGGTCTATAAGTTTGGCTTCAACCCAGACATTAACGGGGATGACGAAACTATTTGGACACAGGGCGGAAACGTACCTTGGCCGACGACAGCCTTTACGGCTTACGCTGTAAGTGACAATGCTGCCGATGCTAATGGCTCCTCTGGGGCAAACACTGTCGAAGTAGAAGGCTTAGATGCAGACTACAACTTCAAGTCTGTCTCGGTCAGTATGAACGGAACCAATGCCGTAGAAATATCTGGAACGTGGATCAGAATAAACAGGGCATATGTGTCTTTAGCAGGTAGTGGCGGAACTTCCGCTGGTACTATACACATACAGAACTCTGGCGGTACTGTAATATATGCTAACCTTGCAGTGGGTAATCAGACCCAGATGGCTGTGTACACAGTTCCAGCAGGTCATACTTTCTATGTAGATGACATCAGCTTTACTGCCGCTCTTTCACAAGCTAACAAGAGAATTAGAGCTACCTTTGCAGTTAGAGAGTTTGGTTCTAATGTGTTTAGGACACGTCTGGTTAGCGTACTACAGAGTACTCACCTCATAACTAGGTTTATTTACCCTCTGGCTATCCCAGAAAAAGCAGACATGGAGTGCAGGGGCTTCAGCGACACTATTAACAACGAAGTTGGAGCCTCGTTTCAAGGGGTGCTTTGCAAAAACACTATTACGGGAGAACCTTGATGCCTAAGGTCGCGCTTCAGAACAAGATGAAAGAGCATAACAAGAAGTCCAAGCACAAAGTGACTATGCGTATGCTCGAAGCGGTCTACGATAGGGGCGTAGGTGCCTACCGTACAAACCCCGGCTCAGTTCGTCCGAACGTAAAGTCTCCTGAGCAGTGGGCTATGGCAAGGGTCAACAGCTTCTTACGGATTGTCAGTGGCTCTAAGTCTGCAAACCACGACAAAGATCTTCTGCCCTCTTCTCACCCCTCCTCCAGTAAGAAAATGCTCAAGGGCAAGTATGCCAACGACATCTTCACCACTGAGGCAGAAGCTCGTGCTAGGAGCATGGATATAGGTCTGGGCGGTGACATCCATGTACACGAATACGACGGACAGGCCGTGTACATGCCCGGAGAGAGCCATGAAGACTATCTGCACCACCATGACCCGAATGATAAAGACACCCCCTCAGTCAGCCGCGTAGAGGCTCTCAGGGCAATCGTCCAAGAGATTATGAAGGAAGAGTTTCAGAAGGCTGAGTATCAGGGCCGAAAAGTTACCCTGAACAAGCCTCGTCGTATTCAGGGCGGAAACAAGAAGTTTGAAGTGTTTGTCATGGATGGGGACAAGGTCAAGCGAGTTACGTTTGGCGACCCCAACATGGAAATACGAAGAGATGACCCCAAGGCCCGCGCTAATTTTCGCTCCCGGCATTCTTGCGATACGGCGTCTGACAAGACTAGCGCGAGATACTGGTCATGTCGCATGTGGGAAGCAGGAGCTACGGTTAGTGACATGACAAAAAGTCTTGAAGGTAAGATCTTAAAATCCGACGAAGAACAGCGCCTAGTCTATGGCTGGGCCTCAGTAGTCACCGAGAAAGGCGAACCTGTAGTGGATCGTCAGGGTGACATCATCAAAGCAGACACGCTCGTTAGGGCCGTGAACAAATTCATGGAACACGTTCGTGTAGGCAAGCAGATGCACAACGGAGATCAGATTGGTGTAGTAGTCCACTCGTGGCCTTGCACTGACGAGATCAACAAGTCCGTTGGCTTGGAAGCTGACCGTGAGGGTTGGCTGGTCGCTTTTAAGGTCTATGACGAAGAGGTCTGGTCTAAAGTTAAAAGCGGTGAACTCGCAGCCTTCAGTATTGGGGGTCGTGCGGTAAAAGGAGAGTATAATGGCGACTGAGTTGCTGGAACTTCAACTTGACGAGCTTTCATTGGTTGATCGACCGGCCAATGCGGAAGCTATGATCACTCTTTTCAAACGGGACGTCCCCACAGAAGAGGAATTAGACAAAATGACTGAAGAGATGGAAGCTGAAGTTAAGGCTTACATGGAAAAGAATAGCTGCGGTTATCGTGAAGCGATGAAGGCCCTTGGCTATGAGATGGACAAAGAAGAGGTTGTCGCTCCTGAAAAGGAAATGGCTGACCCTGAAGACATCGGCAAAGCCTTTGAAGCTGAAATTGTTAAGCTGAAGGCTGAAAACGAAGAGCTTCGCAAAGGCATTATCGAAGAAGGTTATGTCATTTCCACGGAGGGTATTTCCAAGAAAGCCCCTGAGGAATTTGTGGAGTACGAAGGCGAAAAGATCAACAAGGCTGACATTCCGGCCCCTATCTTGAAAGCCCTCGAAGCTGCCGAAATCGAAAAAGCAGATCTTGAGCTTACCAAGCGAGCTGAAGAAGCCTTGCCGCATTTCTCCGTGGAGGCTGCTAAAGGTCTTCTGAAATCGATTGACAAGTCCGATGACAACGAAATGCTTATGGTAGCCCTAAAGGCCGTTGACACGGCTCTTGCAGACAAGATGGAAGAACTCGGCAAGTCCGATGTAGATGGCGAGTTTGCCTCTGCCTCAGACAAAATTGAAGAACTGGTTAAGGTTTACATGGACGAAAACAACCTTGCCAAGAAAGACTATGCCAAGGCTTATGCTTTTGTAGCTAAGACTGAAGAAGGCAAGTCCCTCATCGCTAAAGCCTACAAAGGAGAATAACTCATGGCTGTTATGCAAACTCGCGACACGCGCTCGATGGAAGCTGGCGAAGACCTTTCGGCTGCACAGTTTCACTTCGTAACCCTCGAATCTGACGGCAAGGTTGACCTTGCTGACTCCGCAGGAGAAAACTGCCACGGCATTCTCCTCAACAAACCAGATGCTGCTGACAAGGCCGCTACGGTTGCTATCTCTGGTCGTTGCCTCGTTGAGGCTGGTGGTACTGTTGCTGCTGGCGCTGCTCTTCAGACCAACGCAACTGGTGAAGCTATCACCGCCGCTGCTGGCGACTACATCATGGGCTACGCCCTTGAAGCTGGTGTTGACGGTCAGATCATCGCTATGGAACTCATCCAAGGTGGCAACATCGTCGCCTAATGGCACGTTTAAGGAGAACATAAAATGCCAATGCTTACCCCCTCTGACGTGCATGTCGATGTACCTCTCACAAACTTGACTATCGCTTACATGCAGGCCGCAGAGAACTTTGTTGCTGACAAAGTCTTCCCTATGGTTTCTGTTAGCAAGCAGTCGGACAAATACTACAAGTACAGCCGCGAAGGTCTTCGTGACGGCGACGTTACGGTTCTTGCTCCTCGCACGGAAGTTAATCGCGTCGGAATGGCCCTGTCTACGGACAGCTACTTCGCGGACGTTCGTGGTCTGGGTATGGACTTCGACGAGCAGACCCTCGCAAACGAAGACACCGCTCTTGAGCTTCGTTCGCAGGGCGCAAACGTCCTGATGGAAAAGATCATGATCGACCGCGAAGTTCGCTGGGCGTCAGCCTTCTTCAGCGCGGGCATCTGGGGAACCGACATCACTCCGGGCAACCTGTGGTCTGACTACACGAACTCAACGCCTATCGTTGACGTCACTACTGGTCGTCGCACCATGCAGTTGGCTTCTGGCGGCTACAAGCCGAACACGATGGTTGTTGGTAAAGAAGTCCGTGATGTCCTGATCAACCACCCAGACATTCTGGCTCGCCTCAATGGTGGTTCGACTGTCTCCAACCCTGCGTTGATCACCGACGCGAAACTGGCTGAAATCTTTGAAGTCGAGAACTTCTACGTGATGGAAGCTGTCCGCAACACGGCTGCTGAGGGTGTCACCGACGCCTTTGGTTTCATCGGTGGCAAGAACGCCCTGCTGACGTATACGCCTTCGACGATGGGTCTGCGTACCCCCGGTGCTGGCGCTATCTTCTGCTGG